CCTTGTATGCTGCCTGTACTTAAATCGTTTATAATACCATCTCCAGCGTCTAATAGTCCGCCTTGACCTAAGAATGTAGCTTGACTTCCTGGGCGTGCAATTGGACTTAAAATATTATCATAACGATTTGGATCCGCAAATCCTTGAACATTTGTATCGGGGCGTTGCTTGCCAATGGCACCAGAATAATATTTTACAGCTTCGTATTTAATAGTCATAGTGTGTTGCATTACGCCATTGCCTTGACTATAATCATAGGTATCGTGTTGCCAATCAGTGATCATTGGATTGATCAATGTATACGCAGAATACTTGTGTTGATTTAACCCGTAAATCCAAATATCGTTAAAGAATGCCGGCTTACCACTAGCACTATTAGTTCCATCATAATAACTTTCACCAATGTATCCCCAGTCGTTAACAAATCTATCCTTGGCATATGTATCAGCAGTGTTATAATTAAATCCAGCCGGAGTACTTGCGTTAAGCCCACTGGTTCCATTTACATTAGGAACACTACCATACTTTTGACTTGAGTCCTTGTAATAATAGTTAAAATACGCATACCACATACGACGAATTAAGTCGCCGCCATCGTCATGGAAAACAATTTTAACAGGTTGATACTCAACTTTAGATTGTACCAAACGTTTACGATTGTACTGATTCATAGTATCAACTGATATTTGATAGCTCGGTAGTTCAATATTTTTAACTGTTAGGCCAATACTAGACACATCGCCATTATCAAAGACAGACGCAAGCCCCGGAATACCTGTTATGTTTAGATTGAAGAAAGTGTGGAATAGAAACTTGTACTTAGGTGCAAGTTCGTATCCGTTTGTTCTGAAAGTTTTACTGGCGTGGGTATAATCTCTTAGACCACTATTGCCAGCAAATCCTTTAAGGAAGTCCTGTCCAAATGACATTAGTTATTAAGCTGGTGTTGCTGGACCAGTTACCACATCACCTAATGTGCGGCCAACTGTGCTACCAACTCCCTCATTGTCAGCTTGGTTGGCATTATCAAATACCATTGTCAATGCTATTGTCATTGCTTCGTTAGTTCCGTAGTTAGCATCACCATAGTTAACTGATTTTAAATAGCAACCATACATTTCCCAAGTTTCTAATACTCTTGGCTCAGCAGCACCATTGCCACCGTCAAGAACTTGTAACTTAGTAAAGAATTTATAGTCAATACCAGAACTGGCACTTGCCATTTCCATAAAGTCAAATTGCTTTTGTAACTGTTGACCAACAAGTTTAGTTACATTGCCGCCTGCATCGTCACGCAAATTAATAGTAACTTCACCCCAACTTGGTTTACCGGCTAGTTTAACTGTACTGTTATAGATAGGAATTAAAATATCTTCAAAGCTAACTGTAGGACGAGCAAAGTCAATAACTTGCTTGGTCATTTCTGTAACTGGTGTGGCGCTGTTTAATGTGCCAAAGTTTTCAAACACCGCTCTAAAGCGATATTTGAGTTTGGGCATTAAAAGCCCTTGCGTTGATGCACTTTGGTCACTGGCCAAAGGAACTGTCATTTTTGTTAGTGACGATACTGGCATTATGTTCTCTCCTATATACTGTTATTTATGTTATTTCAACCTGATCAAAATAAGGTCAATTTTTTGACCTTACTTCGTTTAACCTCCGGCTGCAATCTCTCCGGTGTTCTTAATACGCACTGGTATATAGATAAACTCAACTGCTTTTACTGGCTCAATTGCGATATCAACATATAATTCGTTGCGATCAATACGAGCTGGTGTGTTGTTGGTTAGGTCACAAACAACCAAGTAGTCATATAAACCACGTTTGGCCACCAAGTCTTGCATCAAACCGTCGATGCTATTCTTAATTTGATTACGTGTAATCTGATCGTTTGGCTCGAACAAGTATTGCTTACCAACAGTCTCTAAACGACCACGGATAAACGCCACTAAACGAGCAACGTTAATACGATCCATTGCACTTGCCACAGATGTAACAGTCTTGTTACCAAAGTTAGTAATACCAACTCCGGGAATAAACGTAATTGGGTTAACTGAATTTTCATATAACACATCACGTAAGCCTTGATTTACACCTAAAGGCTGGAATTCACCAGTCATTGCATTAATGTAACCAAGTTGTACTGCATTGTCAACAACACCACGGCGTGTTCCAGCTGGAGCTAACCATGGAAACGCTACTTCGTCATTGCGAATGATTGTACGAATCATCATGTGACTTGGCGGTTGTACTACTGGGCTGCCAGACAAGTCTGTTGTTTGGCAACTTGGGTAGAATACACCCATATATGTGCTGGCTGCCACTAAACCGTCTCCGGTTGCTAATCCTAGTCCATTGTTGTTTGATGTCCATGTAAGAATATCTTGTGGGTCTAAACGCAATGGTGTATCGCCAATAACAAACGCTGTGTCATTACGCTCGTTGTTGAGTGCAATCATATTAGGCATTAGTTCAGGGTACTGTGGGCAGGCTAACAAGTTAAATTGACGTTGTTCTTCACGGATATCTGTGCTTGTGTCAATACCAGATTTCAATGCAGCAACAATCAATGCTCGTTGTGCTTGACGTCCCATGTATGGACTACCGTCAGCTTTATTTCCAGATACTGTTACCCATGCGTTTGTTACATTGCCTGTAAAGTCAGGATATGCAGCAGCGTTGAAGTAATTAACTTGGAATGATTTAACATTAAATCCGCTACGACGTGAATTCCATAGCAACATACCTTGTGGATACAAACTTGGGTTAGGTGCATCTGGATCTAAGTAATTACTTGTTAATAAACTCGTAATACTTGGAATTGCATCTCCAACTGGGTCTGTGTCGCCATTGGTTGCCCAACGTGCATCTGCAAACAAAATACCGTTTTCTGTGGTTTGATCGCTGTTGCTGATCGGAACCCATTGATCTACTCCGTCAACAACTTGCCAGCGATTTAACATTGGGTAGTTTTCTAGGTCGCTGGTGTCAATCCATAAATCACCATATTGTAATGGAGATCCAGCTATGTCAGTTTGTGTGGTTGGTACTGTGGCACTGATAATAGGGCCACTGGCATTGGTCATTGTCAAATCATATCCACGAACATCGTTGGATACATTTTGATATCCCATCCACTGACCATTGTCTTGGATCATAATATCGGCTTGGTCAGCGGCACTGTAATACCACAAACGACCATCAGCTGGATCTTGATCAGGAGCACCCGAACTTGCAGTATATACAAATTGTGGTTGATCGACCCAGTTACTTAATACTAATCCTTTGGTTGGATCAGCAAATAATGCACGAACAAATGGTGTGCCACCTGAATTTGTATATTCATAAAAACCAGCAGCACTTGTTATTGCAGTATACTGAGCAACATTTCCAGCACTAGTAGGAGCAAAAATTATATCGCCGCCTTGTGTATGTGTAAACACAATAGCACCAGAACTATTTACAGAACAAGTTACAAAAGATGGTAATCCAGCAGCACTCACTGCGGTCAGGAAATCATCTACGGTAGTTCCAGCAAGAGTTAGAGTTACTGATGAAAATGTACTAGTTCCTGCTTGAGAATAACGAATAGCCATTGAGTTGCCGGAGACCCATGGGCCAGGACTAGTTGATATTCCAGTTACTACAGTGGCGCCAATTACCGCTCTTTCTAAAATTTCAGCAGTGGCCGAATTATCAAGCCCAACTGTTGAACTTAGTGGGTTATAAACGTCTGTATGGCAATATGTACTACCTGCAGGAATATTTTTTCCACCGCCAGTTGGGTCAAGCGCATACAATGCTTGTCCTTCTGACGAAAATACCGGACATGCTTGTTGAACAAATGTACCTAAGGTTGCATTGTATTTTTTAATTGCAATATTCATTCCCAAGTTTACATTGTTTTGTTTTTGCCAAACAGAACCAGTAGGCATTGGAGTAGTACCAGAACTATTCCAACGTGGAGCTTGATAGCTGTAACCATGGAACAGATCTGGAGTTGAATAAGTTCCGGCAGTAATACCTGTAGTTGTTAGTACGCTGCCCGAATCATTGGCAATTACTACGTATCCATAAGCAGTAATTGTGCCACCAGCACCTTGTGTAGTTGTTGCTGTACTAGCATAACTTACGCTAGTAGCGGTACAAGCAGTTACAATCCAAGTACCAGCATAGCCGCCAGCAATACCAGAGACTGTTATAGCAGATCCAACTGCATATGGCGCAGATCCTTGATCAGCAAATGTTATTGTGGCTACAGAACCTGTTCCAGTTGTACCTGTTGTAGTGATTTGTGTATTATATGCAGTTCCATCAGCATAGATATAAAGTTTGTTACCAATGTATGCAGAATATACACCTGTAATTGATGCAGTGTTAATAGCTCCGCTTAGTCCAGCTAATGTATTATTAGGACTTACTGGTACTGCGATAGGTGAGTGGCCGTTAATAATAATGGTATCGCCAGCAGTTAAATTACCGGATACTGCTAGTGTGCCAGAAATGGTTGGCCAAGAAGTGTGCCATTCAGTGGACCCAACAAACGCCCAAGTATTATACAATC